ATGTTTTTGGACTCAGCTATTCAACGCCAGTCAGTAGTATCTCAAGCCAAGTTGTTAAATTATACCCCCACATCCGCATCAGCTCCATCTGCAACAATTAACTTAAAGATTAATCAAGTTACAGATTTGGCTGTAACATTACCAAAATTTACCAATTTTATCTCAGAAGCCATTGATGGCGTCAACTATCGTTTTGTGACAGTAACAGATACTACTGTAAATACCAATACAGTCAATCAAACCGCCACATTCTCAAATCTGACAATTAAACAAGGTGAGCCAGTCAATCTTACATTCAATTATGATGCAACTCAAAATCCTTCAATGATTTTTGAAATGCCAGATTCTACTATTGATACTTCAACATTAACTGTAACTGTTCAACAAAGCACGTCAAATACTTATTCAGAAGTATACTCATTGGCAGAAGCGTATTTAGAATTGGATTCTTCTTCTGTTGTGTATTTTTTGCAAGAAGGACCTAATGGTAACTATCAAATTTACTTTGGTGACGGAGTTTTAGGCAAATCATTGACTGATGGCAACCAAATAATTGTTTCGTACATTACAACAAGTAGTACAGCGGCTTATGGTGCTAATAACTTTGTTTTAATGGACACTATTGCAGGTTATTCAAATACAGTTATTACACCAATTACATCAACAACTCAAGGATCAGATAAAGAAACACTTGATTCTATTCGTTATACAGCACCAAAAGCATATTCTGCACAAGGTCGTGCAGTAACAAAAGAAGATTATATCTATCAAATTCAAAATAATGCTGGTTTAATTCCAATTGAAGCAGTAAACGTATGGGGTGGAGAAGAAAATGATCCTCCCGTATATGGTACTGTTCTTGTCGCCATTAAACCAAGAGGCGGTTATGTATTGACAGAAACACAAAAACGTATTGTCGAAACTGAAATTATTAAACCTATTAGTGTTTTAACTGTTGTGCCAAAAATAGTGGATGTTGATTATACCTATTTAAAAATTACTTCAAATATATTATACACACCAAGATTAACAACCTATTCAGCAACACAACTAGAAAATCAAGTGTTGGGTGCTATCCAGTCATTTGGATCTAGCACGTTAAATACATTTAATTCAACATTTAAATTATCTTCTTTAATATCTACTGTACAGTCGGTAAGTCCTTCATTTATTACAAATGATGCATCAATTATTTTACAAAAACGATTTGTTCCAGATTTATTAAATACAACAACCTATAATTTTAATTTTGATACATCTTTAAAGAAGGACATATATTCAGGAAGTATTACGGCAAGTCCAACATTTCAATATAGAGATTCTAAAAATAATAACATTATTAGAGAAGTTGTTTATTTGGAAGAAACGCCATCATCTACATCAATAATTGATTCAATTTCAATTGTAAATCCTGGATTTAATTATACAACAACACCAACTGTTACTATTATTGGTGATGGTTTTGGTGCTACTGCTACTGCCACAGTTATTAATGGCCAAGTTGTTAGTATTGAAATTACAAATGCAGGTTCAAACTACACTCAAGCGTTAGTTCAAATTACGGGTGGCGGAGGTTCGTTAGCATCTGCATATGCTGTATTAGCAGGAAACATAGGCACATTGAGGACATATTATTATAACAATGGTGTGAAAACTGTTTTAGATCCTACTGCTGGTACTGTTAATTATGGTACAGGTATTGTGACATTAACTGCTTTTAATCCAGTTCAAATAAACAATACAACTGGTGTTTTAAGTATTCAAGCCACACCAGTATCAACAATTATATCTTCTAACAGAGATAAGATTGTTACCCTTGATTCGATTGATCCTGATTCAATTAATATAAACATTACTGCTAAAATATAATGTCTTTAAGTAAAAAAACTTCAATACAAATTGCTCAACAACTTCCCGAATTTGTTCGGGACGATAGCAATTATCAAAATTTTGTACTTTTTTTAGAAGCATACTATGAATGGTTAGAAACTCAATATACAGCCAATGCCAATAGCGCCATTGTCAGTACCACTAGCCAAGGTATAACTTATGGTTCAAAGAATATTTTAAATTATGTTGATATTGATGAAACCCTTGATGAATTTGTTCAATATTTTCTTAATGATTTTCTTCCATATATTCCTGTTGAAATATCCACAGACAAAAGAAAATTATTAAAAATATCAAAACAGTTCTACCAAGCAAAAGGTACTGAAAACTCCTATAAATTTTTATTTAAAGTTTTATATGATGCAAATCTAGAACTTTTTAATACCAATGATGCTGTGTTAAGAGCATCTGATGGTAAATGGATTGTACCAAAATATTTAAGAATTGAATCTACAGATTTAAATTGGCTTTTAACCGAAGGTTTTAAAATTTTTGGTGAAACTAGTAAATCGTATGCTGTAGTTGATTATGTTAAAATTGCCGGTGAACGAATAGAATTATACATTTCAAATGTACAAAGACAATTTACAGCTGGAGAAAATATTACAGTTGTTGATAATAATAATTTAGAAGTTTATTTTTATAACAATGAAATTTATGTACAAAGCCAAGGTTATGAAATACCTGCAGGTGCGGTAACATTAACTGAAAAAATTGTTGGCACAGTTTCAGCAATTGCACTCAACCCCAATTATAAAGGTTTGTTTTATAATACTGGTGATCCAATTGTTGCTTATGGAGGTTTAGATCCAAATAAAGCAAATCCAGTAGGTCTTTCTGCAGAAGTTGGTGACACAGATTTTGGTAGTTTGTCAACATTAGTTGTTGTTAATCCTTCTCACGGTTACAGATTACCGCCAAATACTCTAATATCAATTACTGGTGGTAGTGGTAGTAATGCTGCAGCTCAAATATCATTACTAGATGAAAGTAAATTTGCAAATCTTACATTAATAACGAGTAATACATTAGGTGCAGTGGCCAATGTGTGGATTGGTAATTCCACTATTGCTCAAACTTATACAACTTTTGCAGTGGCTGCAAACACCAATTCAACATTAGCAAATACATTAACCTTTAACACTTTTGTGGTGGCACCAATTGGTTCAGTACAAATTACCAATCCAGGAAAAAATTATTCTGTTGCACCATCAATTTCAGCACAATCAAATTATACAACGGATTCTGGCACAGACAATTTTAGTTTTCTTGGTATATTACAACCAATTCAAATTCAAAACGGTGGTATTAATTATGGTAATTCAAACACAATTACAGTTGTGGGTGGAACAGGATTTGGTGCGTATGCAAATATAGTAGTTAATTCGGCCGGTTCAATCATATCAGCAAATTATGTATTTGCAACATCAGACACAGCAAATAGTGCATATCCTTTAGGTGGTCTTGGATATGATCCCAATTATTTACCAACTGTCAATGTATCTTCTCTTTCAGGTTCAAATGCGTCTTTAATAATTCCTGGCGTAATGGCAGTTGGTGCCACTTTTTCTACAACAACAGATACGATTGGTTCAATAGAAACAATTAATATTATTGATGGCGGTGAAGATTATGTTTCCACACCAAACTTATCATTAAAAGTTGCTGATGTTGCTGTTTCTAATGTTTCTCTTTTATATTCAATAACATCTGGTGATTTAATTTATCAAGGCACCACATTAAATACTAGTTATTATGCTTATGTTGATTCTACAATAAAATTAAGTACAGCTTCACCACCGAATACAGCAAATGATGTGTATCAAATTAGAACTTACAATTATGTTGGAGATTATAATCCAGCATTGCCGTTAAAAATTGATAAAGCCGTTGGAGGCACCACATACACCTTGGTTATGCCACCTTCTACTTCATATATTGATGAATTTGGAAATCCAACATCAATTAAACGATATGGTGATGGTACAGCCAGAGCAACAGCATCTTTCTTGGGTGGCGTGATTACAGGACAAGGAAAATATTTAAATGATGATGGCTGGATTTCTTCTTTGGGTAGAGTTTTAGAAAGTAAAAACTATAACAAATACACATATGTTCTTTCTACTACACAAGCTTTGGCAAAATACAAAGAACTGGTGTTAAATTTAGTACACCCATCAGGAACAAGGTTAATTGGTCGCAATTTATTAAAAGCAGAAAATTCATTTAACTTCACTTCAGCTGAAGCGTTTCAAACTGGCGTTCCTTTAGAGTATGTTGCTGGTTCTGCTGCCTATGCTACATTGAGTGTAGAAAAAAATATTTCTTATGATGATTTTTTAGAAATAGAAGCTGGTGATTACAATACTTTTGCACTTAAAACGGATGGTACTCTGTGGGCTTGGGGTAGGAATAATGTTGGTCAATTAGGGCAATCCAATACTACTGATAGATCCAGTCCAGTACAAGTTGGAAATTTATTATGGAAAAAAGTAGATCACGGCAAGAGTGGCCCAGCAACATCAACACACGTTGCATCTATTCAATCTAATGGTACTCTGTGGACTTGGGGAAGTGGCGTTTATGGTGCATTAGGATTATCCAACATCACCAATAGATTCAGTCCAGTACAAGTAGGAAGTTCATTGTGGTCAACATTAAGTGCTGCCGATCAAAGAGTTGTGGCTGTTCAATCCAATGGTACTCTATGGGGTTGGGGAAGTAATCTTCGTGGCGAATTAGGAATTAATACATCAACAGTACAAATTTATAGTCCTGTACAAATAGGAACATTAAGTAATTGGTATCAAATTTCTTGTGGTTATAACCATACTCTAGCTATTAAATCCAATGGCACATTATGGGCTACTGGAGGTAATTCTTGGGGACAATTGGGAACATCCAACACAATTGATAGATCCAGTTTTGTTCAAATTGGTAATTTAAGTAATTGGGTTCAAATTGACGCTGGAGTTTCAAATTCGTTTGCTATTAAATCCGATGGCACATTATGGGCTTGGGGATATAATCTTTACGGCCAATTAGGATTATCCAATACTACTCAAAGATATAGTCCAGTTCAAGTAGGAACATTAAATGTGTGGGCACAAATATCTGCTGGCGATAATCATTCTGTAGCAATACAATCCAATGGCACTTTATGGGGTTGGGGCT